ATAGGTACAATATCTTCTACAAGTCCTGCGTCTTTTGACAGGGTAAACGTAGATACTACACAAACCTTAACTGTAAATATAACAGTACCAAGTGGTTATTATAACGTTGGAGATACTTTGGTGTGTTCGACTACTGCGGTACAAAGTGCAAGTCAAACATTAGCGTGTGAAGATATAACAATTAGCGGTTTTGCAGTAGATGAAAACGGAGTAATAACACAACCTACAATAGATATAGGTACATTTACAAGTAGTCCTGCTTCATTTGCTACAGTTACAGTTTCTACGGTACAAACACTTACTTTAGATATTACTGTACCAGCAGGATATTATAACACAGGCGATGTATTGGTATGTACTACAACCGCTACACAACCTGCTTATAATGTATTTGATTGTACAGACGTTACTATAAGCGGTTTCCTTGTGTATGCAAGTGGTAATTATAATTCAGCAGTTATATCAGTAAATGCTGGAACTATAGATAGTATGACACCTGCAAGTTTTGGCACAACAACTACTACTGCCGTTAGAACATTATCGGTAAATATTACAGTACCTGCTGGATATTCTAATACAGGACAAATTGTAACGTGTGAAACAAGCTATCCTCAATTACCAATATTCTTTTTTGACCAACAAACACCAGTTACAGGAAACTATGTAGCATTAGAGCCAATAATAAATTCAGGAACAAATACCTATGGATTTAGTGTATATGCAAACGACCCTGTAACAAGTAGGACAAACGCAGTATCTTTGATGCATCAGTTAGGCAGTCAAATAGCGGGGCAAAATACAGGTTCAGGTTCTACATTTTCAATGTCCGATATAAGAATATCTTTTTATAGTCCTTCGGATGTTTTATTGGCACAATTTACATCTTGTTGTGGATTGCTTGCAACTTTGATTTATACTACACCTGACAATTTAAGTAGTGTACCACCAACACCCTATAACAGTAATGCTTCTAATTGGACAAGTTATAAAATGGTATTTACAAATATTACAAGCACAAGTGGTACTGCGGTATTAAGTCCAAACCAAGAAATGATTGTCGATAATGGAAATGATCAAGGGTACTATTGGACTATTGAAGATTTAACTTAAAAATATAACAAACAAAAATAAAATTTATTGTATATATATAAATAATATTTATGAAAGCAACAGATATGTTAAACAAAGTAAAAGAACTTGTTGGGGTGGAAGCATCCGAAGAAGTAAAATTAGCACAGGCTACTTTGGAAAACGGCACTGTTATAGAAAGTGAAGATTTCGCAGTAGGTAGTGAGGTTTTTATTGTAACAGACGATGAAAAGGTAGCATTACCTGTAGGCGATTACACTTTAGAGGATGGCGAACAACTAAAAGTAGAGGAGGAAGGCGTTATTGCATCAATAGGTGCAGCCGAAGAACCTACTGAGGAACCAGCCGAAGAAGAAGTGGAAGCTGCAGAAGAAGAAATGGCTTATGCAACTAAAGAAGAACTTGCAGAGGTTAAATCTATGATTGAAGACATCAAAGCTATGATTGAAAACAAAGCTGAAATGTCGGAAGAAGTAGAATCTACAGAGGAAGTTGAAAAAGAAGAACTTTCTAAAGTAGAAGAAACGGAAGAAGTTGAGGAAAAAGTAGAACTTGAAAAAGTAACACACAACCCTGAAGCAGAGCCACAAAAAGAATTAAAACTTTATGGACAGAAAAGACAACCTACAACTATGGACAGAGTCTTTTCAAGAATATCAAATATTAAAAATAAATAAATTTAAAAAAAATGCCAACAGACACAACACAAAACGCAAGTGTAGCTTACAACGGAGAGTTTGCAGGAGAATATATTTCTGCCAGTTTGCTTTCTGCACCTACACTCGAAAAAGGTGGTATTACCATCAAGCCTAACGTAAAGTATCAACACGTTATCAAAACAGTAAGCACCGATGACATCGTAAAAGATGCTTCTTGTGATTTTACTGCTACATCTACAATTACTTTGGATGAAAGAACACTTACGCCTGAGTTTCAACAAGTGAATTTGCAGCTTTGTAAGTCAGATTTCCAAGACGATTTCGAAGCTATTTCTATGGGATATTCTGCCCACGATAGCCTACCTTCTTCTTTCTCTGATTTCTTGATTGCACACGTTGCTGCTAAAGTAGCGCAAAGAACAGAGCAGTCTATTTGGACAGGAGACACTGCCGCAGTAGGTGGTGGACAGTTTAGTGGTATTTCTACTAAAATTTCTACAGATGCTAACTTGCCTTCTGGACAAGAAATTGCAGGTACTACAGTTACTGCTGCTAACGTAATCGACCAACTTGGTTCTATCGTAGATGCTATTCCTTCTACCATTTATGGAAAAGAAGATTTGAATATCTATGTATCACAAAACATTGCAAGAGCGTATGTAAGAGCATTGGGAGGATTTGGAAGTATTGCTTCTAACGCAGGTGCAAATGGTGTTGAAAACAAAGGAACACTATGGTATGGAATGGGACAAGACTTAGCTTTTGATGGTGTAAAACTATTTGTTGCTAACGGTCTTGCTGATAACACCGCTATCGCTGCTGAAAAATCTAACCTTTACTTTGGTACTGGACTATTGTCTGACCAAAACGAAGTAAAAGTATTAGATATGGCTGACCTTGATGGTTCTCAAAACGTAAGAATTGTTATGAGATTTACCGCAGGGGTTGAGTATGGAATTGTTGATGACATCGTAACTTACGGTATCGCTAACACTGCCAACTAAGAACTAATTAACTAACAATAAAGGGTGGGTGGTTTTATATCTGCCTACCCTTTTTTAATATAAAAAACAGATGAGTTGTACTTTAAATCTTGGAAGAAAAGAACCTTGCAAGGATGTAGTAGGCGGTATTAAAAATGTCTATTTTGTTGATTTTGGAGATATTTCTCCAGTATATGATTCAACAGATACAGATGTTGTTGATAGTGTTGGGTCTACAGTTGCAAGTTATAAATACGAACTCAAAGGAAACAGTAGTTTTGAACAAGCCATAACTTCTTCAAGAGAGAATGGCACTACCTTCTTTGAGCAGACTTTGAATCTTACCCTTAAAAAACTAACTAAGGAAGATAACAAAGAATTAAAACTATTAGCCTATGGCAGACCACACGTTTTAATAGAAGATTATAATTCTAATGTGTTTATAATGGGATTAAAAAACGGAGCGGAAGTCTCAGGTGGTACTATTGTTACAGGAGGTTCTATGGGGGATTTGAGCGGATATACACTTTCGTTTTCTGCACAAGAAACTGAACCTGCAAACTTTATCGTAAAAACCGCAGTAGATGAAACAGTAAGCACTACGCTTACCAATGCTGGTTTTGCTGCTCCTACTGAAGGAACAAACGTTTAATAGTTAGAAATACTTATAATTAAGGGGTGGCATTAGCTGCCCTTTTTTTTGCTTTATAAATAACAAAATTTAAGTTTTTTTATTGTATATATATGATAGTTTTACAAGAAAGTGCATCTGCACAAAACTTAGATTTTATACCAAGAAGTTTTACAAGCGGTAATACCTATAATGTTACTATAGTAAACGAACAAACTAATACGGAGGTTTACAATCAAGACGTAGATACTATAACAGAAAATTTGTACTACAATAGGCTAAATGCTATCTTTGATGTAAAGCAAGATAATTTTTATATGGTTACTGTTAAATCAGGAAGCGATGTAATATTTAAAGATAAAGTATTCTGCACCAATCAGGCTATTACAGACTTTACATTAAACGATAGCCAGTATACGGAGCAGGAAACAACAAATGAATTTATATTCTTATAATGGAAAACGTACACATAGTTAGTTTATCATCTTACAACCGACCTCAAATAAAAGAGGACAAGAAAAGGGATTGGGTAGAGTATGGAGATGATAACGATTTTTACACTTATCTAATAGACCTTTTTATAGAATCTACTACAAACAACGCTATTATTAATGGTGTTAGTCAGATGATATACGGTAAAGGGTTGGATGCATTAGACAGTAGCACAAAAACAGACGAATATGCTGCACTTAGGTCTATATTTCACGATTCGTGTCTTAGAAAGGTAAGTTTTGACCTTAAACTATTAGGGGAGGCAAGTTTTCAGGTATTATACAAAGACAAGCAAGTAGCAAGAGCCGAACACTTCCCAAGACAAACACTAAGAGCAGAAAAGTGCAATGACAATGGAGAGATAGAAGCATACTACTATTTTCACGACTGGTCTAAAATAAAGCCAAACGATAAACCTAAGAGAATTGCAGCTTTTGGTTTTGGTAACGGTACAGAACCTGAGATTAAAATAATCAAAAGATACTTGTCAGGGTACGATTACTATTGCCCACCTGACTATATGGGTGGTATAGCGTATGCAGAACTCGAAAGCGAAGTATCTGACTTCTTAATTAATGACGTACAAAATGGCTTTAGTGGGACTAAGGTTGTAAACTTCAACAACGGAATACCTGATAGAGAGCAACAACTACAAGTCAAGTCAGACGTAATGCGTAAACTAACAGGTGCAAGAGGCGAAAAAGTAATTATAGCCTTTAACAACAACGCAGAAAGCAAAACTACTATAGACGATGTACCGCTTACCGATGCACCACAACACTACGAATACCTATCTACGGAAAGTGTAAACAAGTTAATGGTAGCACATAGGATTACATCCCCTTTGCTTTTGGGTATTAGAGATGGTAGTAATGGACTTGGTAATAACGCAGATGAAATTAAAACTGCATCCTTGTTATTTCACAACACAACCATTAAGCCTTACCAAGATTTAATAACAGAAGCAATAGACGATATATTGTCGGTAAATGGTATAGCTTTAAAACTGTATTTTAAGACCCTACAACCGCTTGAATTTATAGAAACCGACAATGCCATCACTAACGAAGCAAGAGAGGAAGAAACAGGCGTTAAAATGGCTAAGGAAGAGTTTGATTTTGACGATGAAGAAATGTTTAATTTACTTCAGGAGTTTGGAGAAGATGAAAATCTTGACGATTGGGAACTTGTAGACGAAAGAGAAGTAGACTATGACCAAGAGGAAGCGTTAGATAAAATGATAGGTTTAGCAAGTACAGGTAGTGCTTTACCAAACACAAAATCCAAACAAGATAAAAAAATTGATGGGGTACAGTTTAAAGTACGATACAGATACAGTCCAAATACAACTTCTGCTAATAGTAGGAAGTTTTGTAAATTAATGACAAGCCAAAACAAGTTGTACAGAAAAGAGGATATTATAAATATGGGTAAAAGACCTGTAAACAAAGGGTGGGGTTTAGGCGGAGCATCTACCTATTCTATATGGAAGTACAAGGGTGGAGGTAATTGCCATCATAAATGGTTAAGACAAACTTATCGTGGAAAAACAGAAGGCAACCTTGCAGACCAAGAACCTAATATATCCACAAACAAAGCAAGAAAGGAGGGCTTTAATCCTGTAAATGAAAAAGAAGTTTCAATGAAACCAAAGGATATGCCTAATCAAGGATTTGTAAACAAATAAGAAATGGCAGAAGGATTATTTATAACACGGAAAGATTTAGTTAAGTTTACTTCTGTAAATGGCAACGTAGATAGTGATAAGTTTTTGCAGTACATAAAGATTGCACAAGACATACACATTAAAAACTACTTAGGCACAGACCTATTTAATAAACTACAAGACGATATAGAAGCCAGTACACTTACAGGGGACTATTTAACTCTTGTTACGGACTATGTAAAACCTATGCTGGTACATTGGGCAATGGTTGAGTATTTACCTTTTGCTGCTTATTCTATTGCAAACAAAGGGATATTTAAACATAGTAGCGAAAACGCTTCTAACGTAGAAAAGGAAGAAATAGACTTTTTAATAGAAAAAGAAAGAAACATAGCACAGTATTATACCGATAGATTTATAGATTATATGTCTTTTAACGCAAGTGGTACTTTTCCTGAATACTACACTAATAGTAACGATGATATTTACCCTGATAAAAACGCAAATTTCGAAGGATGGGTTTTGTAAGAAACGACTATAAACCAAAAGAGAAAAACGTAGAGAGGCTTAAAAGCTATTTACAAAAGACATTTATAACAAAAATTAAAAAAAAGTATTGATATAATATGGCTAATACAATAAATTGGGGCAAGATATATTGTTATACTGAATTTGGTAATGAAGATTCTACAGTAGCAGAGGCTATACCCCATTTTTCATCTCCTGAGTGCTTTTTAGGTGCTTTAGAGGGTGGTCAAACAGAAACATTAGCATTAACCGTTGATGACACTCAATTATATAGGGTTGATTCAACAGATTTAACTGCTGACTTAACTTTAGTAACAATATTTAATTAAAATATAAAATGGCAAGAACTAATATAAATGTAGGTGCAGAACCAGGAAATTTAGGCGATGGGGATACTCTAAGAGCAGCCTTTATTGCAGTTAATTCTATGACTACTGACATTTACGGACAAAGTGGAACAGGGGATAGCCTAAGAGGTTCTTCTGTATTAACCGCAGCAGCGGATGTAGATGTAGATTTTGACACCGCACAAGTATTTACAATGACTTCAAGCATTACGGTAGATTTAAATTTTACAAACGCATCCATAGGAGATGTAAAAGATATTATTGTAACAGATTCAGGAGGAACGTCAGCTTTGACATTTGATACTACCACAAACACGGTTACAACCGTTGCAGGTACTTATGATGCTACCGCAGGTGCAGTAAACTTTATACAAGTTGCTTGTACTGGTGCTAACACATTTTTCCTATCAATCTCACAAAGTATATAATTATGAAAGCAGCAGTAGAAAATGGTAGAATAGTAAACATATACAAAAGTTTACCTAACTCACTTAAAACACCTACAAAACACATTTTAGGAGGTGCTAACAACCTATCATCAGAAGAACTACAAGAGATAGGCATTTACGATGTTGTAAAGCCAAGCTACGATAAGCAAACACAAACCAAAGGCGGTCTATATTTTGACGAAGATAATTTAATAGTAACCTATGACGTTACTGATATTGACTTTAGCCAAGAGGTAGATATTATCGGAGAAGATGGTGAACCAACAGGCGAAACCGAAAAAAGATATAAGATAGCCGACATCAAAGCAAGTAAGATTGCAGAGATTAAGTCCAAAGCAGGTAAGATGTTAGAACCTACAGATTGGCAAGTTATAAGAAAAGCAGAGAGGGATATAAATATTGATACAGACGTTGCAACGGAAAGAGCAGGAATACTTACAGAAGCCGATAGGTTAGAAGCAGAGGTAAATGCTAAGAAGTCTTACAAAACCGCATTGCAATACAAAGTACAATTTTTCCCATCTGACGAAATAGAATAAATATGGCTTTAGGCAAAAGATTAATAAATACAGGTGCGGCGGCAGTTGATGTGGCTTGTAGTACTGATTCGGTACAAGCATTTGGTGAAGATAATGCATTCAGTAGTAATGTAGCTTTATATCAGCTTGATGGTGATGGAGGCACAACAAACAACGTACCTGACACCACAACCAACTACAACGGTACTGCATCTAACGTAACCTATGCTTCAGGGCATATAGGTAAT